TACCCCATCTTCAAAGATAATATGATCCAATATTACATTGCCGTCTTGCTCGTCTATAAAACAAGATCTTTGATTACTAGAGTATCTTATTTCTCTGTTATAACCTTTTTCTTCATCAAACCATAATAGTGGTTTTCTAGGTGTAGACTTAGAAGTTAACACGTAGCTTAAAGGTTCGTTTAATCCTTTTAAAAAATAAAATCTATCTTTTATTTCCCAGTTAATAGTGTTGCCACCTTCTTTTATGTCCCAGGAAAGGTTTTTTGTTTCTGTTTTCATGATATAATATAATTAAATAGTTTGTAAAAATAAACCTAAGGGCGCCATAAAGACGCCCGTAAGTTTAATATAGTTGCAGTATTAAGCTACTGCAGGGCTGAGTGCAATTGTTGATACTGCGCTAACCTCAGGTACTAAATATTTAGTTCCTGTTGATATATCATCAGCTACAACAATAAAACTGTCGTCTCCATCAGAGTTGAAACCTTTTTCAGCTTTAAAAGCTTTTATTAGGTTTTCCATCGCTGCTTTGTGAGTATTGTTAGTTCCAAGTGTTAAAATCACTTTATCAGTGTTAACAACACTACCAGATTGACCATCACCAGAAACCGCAATTTGTGGTTTAAAATGTAATGCTAAAGTGTCATCTGCAGTAGGGTGCATGCCAACAAAACTTGATAAAGGCCAGCAAGCTGAATCACCTGCGTCTTGATCATCGCCAATAGTGGCTTGTGTTCTGAAATATAAGTATTTTTCCATTTTGTTTAGTTTTTAAAGGTTAATATTATGATTCTTTTAACATCACGAAGTTATTAGCTCCTTGAACTACTAAACATCTTTCAGATAAATAGTGTACTTCCATGATGTCATCTCCAGTGTAAGTTGCAGATCCTACAGAACCAGTTACCCAAGACTTAAGTCTTCGATCGTCAGTTTGTGAAGTTCTATATCTTACGTGTAAGAAAGGACGAGTCATGTTTTTACCTAATGACTGATCGTAAACAGTTGAAGTTCCAGCAGGAATTAAAATTCCAGAGATATCTCCAAATCCGCCACGAGCAGAAGCATCGTTTAAGTATTTCCAGTCTGACTTGTAGAAATCGTAAGATCCTCTACGGAAAGCAGAGAAACCTAAGTTTAAAGCCATGTCAGCATCGTTTTCAAAAACACCGAAAGAAGCACCACCTTGATAGTTAGCATTTAATCCAGCTACCATATCATCAATAGTAAGGGCTAATTCACGATTAACATATAACATATTTTCTTCAATAGCACCTTGCTTATCTAAGTTTTTCAACAAGTTGTCAAAATCATTAAGTGAAGCTAAATCTTCATATATGTTACCTCTTGAAGTTACAGCCGCAAAAAGACCTTCAGATCCATTTACGTTACTAACGTGATCAGCAACACCAGAAGATGCTTCTGTCAACTCAGCTTCAATCATTACAGTTTCTAAGTAATCTTCAAAACGCAAGCGAGTTTCGCCAGCTGATTTTAAATACCAAGAAAAACCAGATTGTCCAGCTTCATCAGTAGTTTCAACCCACCCGATTTGAGCAGTATCAGAACCATCAATTTTAAAGTGATCTTTAATAATTAAAGGTCTGTTGCTAAATTGAGTAAATGAAGGCTTAAGCTCGCCTGACATAGAAGAAGAACCTTTTGCAAATTCAGAACCATAAACAAATACGTTTATTTTATCAGAATCAGAAAAAGTAACTTCGCCAGAGTTAAGCTCGTCTTGAGTGTAAGGCTTAAGTGTAAATGTTTGTGAACTTACAGCAGAAACGTAGCACTTAAGAGTTTTAAGACCAGTAGCGTTGTCAGTTACAATAACAGTATTACCTACTCTTAAAGAGTTATTTAAAGCACTTCCTAAAGTACAAAGACCAGAAGAAGCAGTAGTTACAACTACAGTAGAGTTAGCAGTTACGTCATCATTTTTGTAAGCGATGTGTAGTCTATTTTGCTCAGACCAAATTATTTGATCAGAAGTCATAGGCATTTCAGCGCCTACCATTTGTAAAAATCCTCCGATTGTACGATTTCCGTAGCGCTCTACTTCTTGCTCATACAACTCAGGTAGATATTGTTGTGCCCATCCAGCAGTGGCGCTTGACGTAAAGTCAATATAGTTTTGATCACTAACTGTAAGACTTGGTGAAGGAGTTAGCGAGTATGAACCAGCTAATCCTAAAGATGTGTTAAATCCCATTTTTTAGTTTTTTAAATTGTTTTTATTTTTTTCTAATTTTAAATTTCAACCTTGAACTATCTTCACCACCTAATACTCTAACTTTCATGCCACCTGCATCTACAACTGGTTTAACAGTTCTAGGGCTCATGTCAATATTTTTTGACTTAATAGCAGTACTTTTTATAGCATCAGCTTTACCTTGCTCATAAAAATGCGATACAATTTTATCGATGTTTCTACCCGCGTATAAAGCTTTGTGATAACCTGCAGCGTCTTTCATCATATCGTTTTCATCTAGGAACTCCCTGACAAAATTAGATATGTCGCTTTGGTAATCCTTAACCGCAGCAGCATCTTTTACATTGTACCTATATTTCTTGTCACCAACTCTAAAATCAAAACCTTTGAAATTTTCGTTGAAAACATTATTGGTAGTTTGCTCAAATTGCTTATACTGCTTTTGCTGGACTTCACTAGCGGCAGATTGTTTTTGGTTGTACTCGTTATAAAAGTTAATAGCATCTTGCTGATCTTTAGACAACTTAGAACCCAACTTGACTTCCTTGTAATACTCGTCTTTCATACCATTAAGAAACTTCTTAGCTTTCGCAACTTCTTCTTTCAAAGCCAACTTCTTTTTTCTAATATCTCGCTGTTCATCTAATTCTTCATCAAATGAAAAGCTGTCTTCAATTAAAAAATCAATCTCGTTATTGTCTAAGTGAGACTTGGTTGACTTATAATATTCTTTTAATAGCGTGTTGTTATCTACATTAGAGTAATCAGCGTTAAGCCTTACATACTCTTCAATAGTACCACCTGTTTCTTCCATAAACTTTACCAAACTTTGAATATTTTCTGGTAAAACTACTTTTGGCTCAGGTGTAATTTCTTCTTTAGTAACTTCTTGTGCTACTTCAACTACAGGCTGCTCTGGTTCGTCAGTTACTTCTTGTAAAGCCTTTTCGACGACTTCTTCTTGCTTAGCGACTGGCTTTTGCGTTTCTTGTGCTTGCACTTGCACTTCTTCTTTAGCATCTGTCTGTTCTGTTTTATTTTGAAAATCTTTTAATTTTCTTAGGTCTAACTTAATAGTACCATCTTCTTTTACTTCTTTATAAGAAGTATCTTCTTGAGGTGTTTCTTCCACAGCTTGAGTCTGCTCAACTGTTTCGTCTACCACCTCTTCTATTGGTTGTGTTTGTTCTGACATGATAAAATATTATATAATTGTTTATTTATTTTCAACGCGGCTCGAACTGTTCAAGTCCAAATCCACCTAAGTTGTCTTGCCCTGCGGACTCAAAATTTTTAGGCGGTGCGTTGTTTTTTCTTTGATCTATAAGCTCACTTTGTTGTGATGCTTGTATTTTAGTTCTCTCGTCTTTACGATCTTCTTTGAACTTGTCTTTTTCTTTTACAACAGCAAGCTGTGCTTCTTGTAATTGTTTATTAATCTCAAACTCATACTGCATTAACTCTTTCTTAATTGCAGCTTCTCTTTCCATTTTAGCTATTTCAAGCTGTGACTTCATTTGCTCTAACTGAGCTTTTGACTCTGTAAGCGCTTGTTGCTTTTGCATATCTGCAGCAGCAGCAGCTTGTGCAGCTTGCGCGTTTGCTTGACTTTGTGCTTGTATGTTTTGCTGAGCTTGTTGTTGATCTAAATCTTGTTTCTTTTTTCTACGTATTTTAAGTAGCTGATTAGCTAGTTTAATGTTACGTACTTCTCTAATATCTATAGCGTCTTCTAAATATATCTGACCGCTCTGTAAAGCTACTTGAATATTGTTTTCTAGTTTAGCTTTTTCCTCTTCATCTGGTGCAAGCTCTAAGAATATACCAAAATCGTGCAAGTGTAAGTTAGCCATTTCTTCTAATGTAGAAACGTTAAACTTACCTAGAGTTTTAATAAATGATTCTTTAGTCGGTGAATACTCTATAACATCAGACACTCGCATTGCAATACACTCTGCCATTGTTAGGGTTATATACAAGCTTGATTGCAATAGGTGCCTTGTTGCTGTATTAGAGTTTGCTGCAGCTAATTTCTGCAAGCCTACTAAAGCGTTTTTATCAGGTACGCTTCCGTCTCTAGCCTCGTTTAAACCAGTGACATCACGCATCATTTGCAAGTAATAATTGTAAGTGCTTATAAGCGCACTGATCTTATTATTACCTCCATTTGAATTAAGTTCCGTAATAGGTAAACGACCGCGATTCATGTCACCGTCTTGTGTCATAGACCTACCAATTACACTACCAGTTTGAAAGTACATGTTAAGTGCTTCTTGTGGGTTGTAATTAGTACCGTTGCCTAAATCTATTTCAGCTAAAGCATCGGCATCTAAATAAACACCATCAGGTACTACTCTAGACAACACTTGCTGTAGCTTTAAATGTGTGAGCTGAATCATATCAGCAAAATTAGTCATACGACTTACTAAACTTTCAATACGACC